TAGAATATATTAAATTAAATAAACTAAATACTGTACATTAAGTAAAAATGGTGTATTCTATATACATGAATGGTTGATACAGAAATTAGATATTTAGGGGATGATATGAAATTTAATAAAGTTTTGAACGTAATTAAGAGCTTAGTTGGGTTTAGCGAAGAAAGAAGAGCAATAGCTCGGTTGGAACTTCTTCCTGTATTGAAGAGATCTTTGCTTTTTGTATTGAATGTTCCTAGTAAAATTGAAATGGAAACGGAGAAAGAAATTGGCGTTTCTAACAGCTATCGCGGTGGGAATTCTGAAGAGCAACCCCGTTTTACACAACAACTTAATAACGATAAAGACCACGGGACATGGACTTACTTTTATCCATTTACTGTAAAAGGCCGTTATTCTTTTGCAAGCACTGAAGATATAATGAATTTAAATATCAGTGGAAAGAGTGAAGCTGACGCTAAAATTATTAGGAAGGCTTTTATTAAATCAGTTAGATATAGTTATTCATGGCTTTTGGCAGAGGGTTTTGGTAACACGTTTAGAAAAGTGATAGATAAACTTATTAAGTAAATAAATAAAAGAAAAATTACATCTGCAAGAAAGGCTCAGTTAAATGATGAGTTTTGGAAAGTTGTTAATTGAAGCAAGAAGTAAACGTGGTGAGACTGCTAAGATATTAGCGGAGAGATTACAACCTACAGTAAGTGCTTCTTATTTATCTAACTTGGAACTAGGGCTAACAGTACCTTCAAAAAAGATGCTTATTAGTATATGTGAAGCTTTAGACTTGAGCTATAATGGTATGCTTCCACTGGTTAGAAGTAAATATATTGAAAATTGTATGGTTAGATTTGATCGTAGTTATAAACTCGATAAGATCCTGTAGCGGTACTTCCATTTAAGACGCATTGAAATATAGAAAAACAGTCGCTAAAATATGATTAGTAGATAGTTATGGTAGGAGAGAGATGCCAAAGAAAATAGAAGTTTTCACTTCGTTTAATGGATATGATCAGTTCATTAAAGATGTTAATAAGTTCCTTAAATTACATGATGGAAATATAGAAGATATTCAGTATGCAGTATCTCCATATGGTGATAGAAACTTGTGGTGCTCAGTAATGATAGTTTATAGTGAAAAAGATAAAGAAATTCCTAGTGAGGAAGATAGATACATACGGTGTATGGTAAGATAATTTAAGCCCTTATCGTCTATCGGTTAGGATAATGCCCCTTCAAGGCATTGAGATGAGTTCGATTCTCATTGGGGGTATTAATATAGGAGAGAAATGGAAGAGAAGAAAGTAGAAATAAAATACGGACATACATCTAAAGAGATATCTAACATATTAGATAAGATGATCGTCTCTATACTAGAAGAAATAATAGATACTGATTTAAAACATGCTCTAACTATGGATAGGCTTAAGGGATTACGTAAGATAGGTGACGCACCACTAGCTTTCCAAGATAGGTTTTTTCTATTAATGGATGTATTAGCTCCATCAAAACATTACGCTTATCAGTTTTTAAGGGGGAAACACCCACAAATGTTAGGGATATTTGTTTGGCTATGTAAGCTATATGCAGAAGAGTGTAGTTATGATATTGAAACATATTCTTCTACCTGTGATAATAATGATGTAGAATAATCCCTATATTCTAATCGTATTAGCCTAAAATTGAGGGTAGCGCATGATATTTCCACAAGTCAATCCTGGTATGTATGATGATAAAGACAGAGCTGTTCGTTCAAGAATGGAGAAGTTTTATGCAGAAAGCATATCAATAAACCAGTCTTTTTGGGGAGAAGCGGATACAGACACTCGTTTTGAGGCTGGTGATCAAACTTTGTGGAATGATATATATGCTAGCATGCCAGCAGGACGTCGACGTCAGTTCAATTTCAATCGAATAAAACGTACTATTAACATGATATCTGGGCATCAACGACGTAATCGTAAGTCGAATATTGTGATTCCTGTTGAGAATGGTGATGAAGAGACTGCGACGCAGTTTTCTAAGATCTTTTCATGGGTTAACCAACAAGAAGGGGTTCTTGAGACTGTGTCTGATGCGTTTCAAGGTGCTCTTGTTACTGGATTAAACTTATTACAGGTATGGGTAGATTATCGTTCTGATCCAATATCGGGTAATATTAAAGTAGATAACTGTTCATACAATTCATTTTTGATGGATCCATATTGGAAGAAGCATGACTTATCTGATTGCAATGCTATATGGAAGCGTTCGTTTTTAACTAAGAGAGAATGCGTTTCGCTTATGCCATCACAAGAAGAACTTATAATGGCTTTATCTTCTAATAGTGCTCAAGATGGCAAGTTCCAGTTCATGCCAGAGACTAATAACTTTAGTAATAACTCGCTACTGGCTTATGATGAGTACTATTATCGTACATATCGCAAGCAGAAAATGTTGGTTGATACTCAGACCGGAGAGACGTTAGAGTGGAAGTCAGCGGAAGAAGATCGGTTGAAGCAGTTCTTACAGACATACCCTACAGTAACGATTATAGAGCAAGAAGTACCTACAATTAATGTAGCCATAGTAGTTCAAGGAAAGGTTCTTTATGATGGACAGAATCCAATGGGTATTGATAGTTATCCTTTTATTCCCGTTTTGGCTTACCATGCTCCTCAAATACAAGATTACCCGTGGAGGATACAGGGCGTTGTTCGGGGCATGCGTGATGCTCAGTATTTATACAATAGACGCAAGATCATCGAACTCGATATATTTGAGAGCCAAGTCAATTCTGGCTGGATCTATAAAGAAGACGCACTTGTTAATCCAAAAGACGTTTTTCAGTCAGGACAAGGAAAGGGGCTTGCGTTAAGAGCAGAAGCTCAGATGACCGATGTTCAGCAAATTGTAGCACCTCAAGTTCCACCATCTATGATGCAGCTATCAGAGAGCCTAGCCAACGAGATCCAGCAAATATCTGGTGTTAATGAAGAGCTGCTAGGTAGTAGCACTGATGATAAAGCTGGTGTGCTATCCATGCTTCGTCAAGGTGCAGGACTTACTACATTGCAGGGCTTGTTTGATCAGCTTGATAGATCTCAGAAGCTTTTAGGGAAGGTTATCCTTGAGATAATCCAGAACAATTTTGCTCCTGGTAAAGTTAAGCGCATTGTAGAACAAGAACCAACACAGCAGTTCTACAATAAAGCATTTGGTAAATATGACGCTGCAGTGGAAGAAGGTCTAAACACCACCACCCAGAAGCAGATGCAGTTCGTACAACTATTACAACTTAAAGAAACAGGTGTGCCTATTCCAGATGAGATCTTACTTGAAGCATGCACTATCCAAGATAAGTCAAAACTACTCAAGTCGATTTCAGAAGCAAGACAAGCACAAGAGCAAGCACAACAGCAACAACAACAGGCGCAAGTTCAATTACTTGCAGCGCAGACTGAATTAGCCAAGTCTCGCTCTATCGCTGATCAGGGCCTTGGTCTTGAGCGTTTAAGCCGTATAAAAGAAAATAAAGCATTAGCTATAGAAAGAACTGCATCGGCTGCTCGTGAAGAAGATGCTGCTACATTAGATCTGGTTAAAGCTATTAAAGAACTTGATGGTATGGATTATGACCATATAGACAAGGTTATGAAGATTTTAGGGATAGTTAAACAACAAGAAGCAGAATCTCGTAACGCAATCCAATCTCAAGAGGAACAGCCACAAATGGCGCAGCCACAAGTAGCGCAGCAACAAGTAGCGCAGCCACAAATGGCGCAGCCTCAAGAGGCGCAGCAACAGGAAATGGTTTAGTAGGATGCTTGAAATAATAAGAAAAATTAAGAATGCGGTGCTTAATAATATAGAAAGCTTCAACAAAGAATGCGAAGAAGATAATAAGCGATATATTAAGTTGGTTATGGTAACAAAGAAGAGGCGCATGAAGAAGAAGCCTGTACCGCGGTTACTTAAAAGTTATAAGAAGCTACCTAGTGTGGGTAGTTAGAGGTCTAACCTTATGGGTTCTTTTATAGGGTCCGTAGTTTCTACCAAAGGAGTCAATGATGGCAAAGTTTTATTCTAAAGGCTTTTATGAAGGCATGAATGGTAAAAGCAAGCAAGAAGCAGCTGATGGCGCGATGATGGGCAAACAACGTGGTTTTGCTAATATGCCAGAAGAAGCAATTCGTAAGACTTATACCAGTACTCAAGCTGGGTTGAAGGAAGTAATTGATGATACCCAAAAAGGTATTGATGCTCAGATTAGTGCAGATATAGCGAAGATGAATAAGCACAGAAATAAGGCCTAATATGCCTATTATGCTTCGAACTAACGACAAATGCCAGAAGATCTCTGACGCACTGCTAGGTAAAAAACATAAAAAGATTGTCAAAGATTCTAGTAGCGTTAAGAAGAGCGATAGAGACAAGCGCTTAGACTTTGAAGAGACTTCGTCTCGATGAGACTTCGTCTCGATGAGACTTCGTCTCGATGAGACTTCGTCTCGATGAGACTTCGTCTCGATGAGACTTCGTCTCGATGAGACTTCGTTTTAAGATTTCCTTACACAGCCGTTATGTTTACCCTAAAATTCATAACGGCTGTATGAGTTGTTTTAGCTTTATAGGTAGTTAGGATGGTATGAGATCTTTGTATATGATCTTATGTGATAAGATGAAGAAAATAATAGAACAGATTTTAAAAAGGTTTAGGGAGTTTGATGCCAAAGATAAAGACTCGGGAGACGGTTGGTAAGATATCGTCTGAGCTTTTAAATAAAATACCAGACACCACTGATCCTATAGCTTTAGAAAGGGCTATGCATGGGGAATATGTCGATAATATTGATGGGTGTGTGCGCGTTTCTCGTAATGATTACCCTAATAATTTTTTCGTAGTTGTAATAACTAAGAAAGAGAGGGTTATGCAAAACGTGTTGCGTAACTACTTCTTTGCACGTTCTACCTGTCCTACACCTGATTATGATCAGACCGTGTATCAATATATTAAAGAAGATGATAGGTTGGATTTATTATGGGTTATCCCATCTAAAGATGCGTGTATGATGTTCGTGGAGCAAAGAGCGTTAGTAGATCCATCGGAGTACGAGTTATTAAACTTTGTACTACAGTTTGCAGATAGCACACTATACAAATTATCAAAGAAGCTGAACGGCGAAGAGCTAAAATCTAATATGCTAGTTCAATAAAATTAGATACTTAAATCAAAGGAGAGAAGATGCAAGAAACTGAAAATTTAGAACAAACCCAACAATCTGAAGCAGCAGAGCAAGCAGCTCAAGGACAAGAAGAAACAGCGCTTGAATCAGCTGTAGCCTCTCAAGAGGTTACAACCTCTCAAGAGGCTGTGGACTCTCAAGAATCTGTAACCTCTCAAGGGGTTGGAGCTGCTCAGGTAGCTATGCAAGATAAGCAGGCTAAGACACATGAGTATAATTTCCGTGCTTTAGTGGAAAAGAACAGGCAGATTGAGCGTGAGCGTAACGAAGCGTTACGGCAAGTTGAATCGTATCGTAATCCAAAACAAGAAGAAGAAGTAGAAGAAGCTATAAAGTTGGGTGATGAAGATATTGTTGAAGGCAAGCATCTTAGTAAGATCGATCGTAAGTATACGAAAGAGATAGCTAAGTTACGCAATGAGCTTAGTTCATTTAAGCAATCATCTCACGCAATGAGCCAAGAAGCTATCCTTAAGGCTAAGTATCCAGATATAGATAAAGTCGTTACTAAGGAGAATATGGATGCCCTAAGGGCAATTGATGAAGACT